ATCTGAAAAACTGGGAACAGCAGTTGGTACATTTGGTATCACTGCAGCAACAGCTAGATCATCTTCTAAAGCAGAGATAGCAGGACTAGAACTAACTGCTTCAGTAAATGCACCAGAGCCAGTAGTGGATGAAGCACTACAAAGTGTATCAGCTACAGGTGCGATTGGTAATATTAATTTAGTTGTTACTGAAAAACTAGCAAGTGCATCTGCTTCTGCTGTAGTAAACTTACCAGTAGGAAATGTAACATCAATACAGTTTGATTATGAAGCAGTCAAATTCAGATATAATAAAAGAAGAACTGTTCTACTACCGAGGGCTGCATAATGCCATCAACACCAGCAGAAAGAACAGTTTTAATAAATCAAGAGAGAAGATTAGTCTTTGTAGATATTAAGAATACGACTAGCTCTAGAGATAGAACTGTCTTAGTTAAATCACAAGATAGACTTGTATCTATAGGAAGAAAGCCGACATCAGCCGATAGGGTTGTGTACGCAAATGAGGATTAATAAATGAGTTTTCGTTGGCCTAGTAAAGACCCTGATGAAACATTAGATTACAGTGTGGACTGGTCTAGATTTTTAGATACAGCAAAGATAAATTCAGTTATATGGTTTGTTAAGTCTAACACCTACAATGTAAAAACACAATTAAATGCAGGGGCTAATCTTACTTCTGCTTCTAGTGGTGCAGTAACAGATACAATACAAAACGTATCCCAAACAAATACTGATACAGTAGCAACTATAAATATATCTGGTGGATCAAACAATGTAGAGTATACTTTCTTTTGTCAGATGACAGACGATACAGGAAGTACAGCAGAGCGTAGTATTAAGTTAAGACTGAAGGAACGTTAATATGGCCTATGATTATATTGGATTAGTCAATGACGTAAACCGTAGGCTTAATGAAGTAGAACTAACATCTACTAACTTTTTGACAGCTACTGGTGAATACTCAATGATTAAAGATGCTGTCAATGCATCATTAAGATATATTAACCAGCATGAGTATGAGTGGCCTTACAATCACGTAGAAGAGGAAGAGGTACTAACTGCTGGTTTAGTTAGGTATGCTTTTCCATCAGACGCTAAAACAATAGACTTTGATAGCTTTAGAATTAAAAGAGATGATACATTAGGAAACGCTACCATAAAGTTAAAGTCTTTATCTTATGAAGAGTATTTAGAGAATTACGTAGACATAGAGTACAATACGTCTACTGGTATAAGACAACTTCCCGGATTTGTAGTTAAAACTCCTAGCCAAGAGTATGCAATAGTTCAACCACCAGATAAAGCGTATACTATTGTGTATGAGTATTATAGACTACCTGTTGACCTAATTAATTCAACAGACGTACCAACTATACCTGAACAGTTTAGGTATGTTATTGTAGATGGGGCTATGCACTTTGCATACTTGTTTAGAGGTGAGGGTCAAGAGGCAGCTATAGTTCAACAAAGGTTTGAACAAGAAATAAAACAAATGAGAAGTATATACATAAACAGATATCAGTATGTTAGATCTACAGTTTTAACTAATACTTTAGCAACTAATACTAGGGTTACAACAGTTTAGATGCCCTCAAATCGTCAGACATATCCCATACAGTTTAGTGGTGGGCTTATAAGTAATATGAGTCCTTTGCAGCAAGGTATGCAAATGCCGGGTTCTGCACGTATCCTTAGAAACTTTGAGCCATCTATTGAAGGTGGATATAAAAGAATATTAGGTTACGAAAAGTATGATCTAGATATAATACCACCATATGGTATACCTGTCGTACATGGTGCAAGTCAAACTGGTACAACTTTAAATATTGCAAACATTAGACAAACACCAGAACAAGGTGACAAGTTTAAACTAGTACACGTTACCGCAAACATAAATGGTACATCTACTATTGGTACTTCGAATGGACCTACTGCTCTTGTTAACGGTGCAGTAACTGCAGACAACACTATCATTGTAGACACTGTTGCTTCAGGTACTATAGCAAAAGGTCAAACTTTAACAGGCGTAGGTATTCCAAGTAACGTTACAGTATCTAGTGTTACGACAGGGGCTGCTGGTAATTTTACTGTAGTACTATCTAGTAATGTAACTGTAGCAGATAACTTATCACTACAGTTTACTTTTAAAACTACTACCTTTGCAGTAGACGGTATAGTAGGAACTATACAAACAGGTATGGAAGTTGTTGGTACTGGTATACCAAGAGGTACAACAGTACAAGCATTCTCATCACCAAATGTTACAATAGGTAGTGCTGCTGATACTTTATCACTAGTTCTTACAGATGATACTGCATTAGAGTTTAAAACAGAATATACTATTGGTGCTAGTGTTACATTTGATGACGATGACAATAGAGCAACTATAGGTATATCACCTGCTCTTACTGCTTCACCTGCTAATGGAGATGATGTAGAGTTTACAAGCACAACTACCAAACATCTAACAATAGGTTGTGGCGTATTTCTTGACTCAGTTATTGTAGCTAGAAATGAAAGTCTAGTTAAAACATCTGGCACTGGATACTCACTTGTAAACGTACCAGTATACGGAACAGTTCTTGTAAATGGTGCATCACAAACAGGTAGTAGTTTAATTGTAGATGGACTAGACTCTACACCACAGTTAGGTGATGTCTTTAAGATTGCAGGTGTAGATAAGATCTATACGGTGACTGCAACACCAACAGTCTCATCAGGTGGAGCTACTATAGCTATTGATCCTGCTTTGGCTAGTTCTCCTGCAGATAATGCTGCTATAACTTTTTTAAGCACGTCAAGAGAAAATGCTGGTAAAACTAGATTTTCTAGGTATAACTATACAGGGTCGGAAAAAATAGCCATTGTTGATGGTATTAACGTTCCTGCTCTATACAATGGGTCTTTGTTTACAGCACTCAACGATGCGCCTACAGACGTAAATGCAGCAGAGTTTGTAGTAAGTTTTAAGAACCAGCTATTCTTTGGGAAGAATAATCTACTAACATTTACTGCACCCTTCACAGATACTGACTTTACAGCAGCCAATGGTTCTGGTACAATATCTGTAGGGGCAAACATCACTGGTCTAATAGTATTTAGACAACAACTTATTATCTTTACTGAGTCATCTATATTTCAATTAGTAGGAAATACTATAGGTGACTTTAACCTACAACCAGTAACAACTGACATAGGTTGTGTAGATAAAGATACAATACAAGAAGTTGGTGGTGACATAATGTTCCTTGGTCCAGATGGCCTACGACTTCTAAGCGGTACAGAAAGAATTGGTGACTTTGGATTAGGTGTTGTATCTAAGACAATACAGAAAGAAGTAACAGATTTTATTACAGCCAATACATCTTTTACTAGTGTAGTTATACGTAATAAATCACAGTACAGAATATTAGGTTATAATAATAATATTGCTCAAGCTAACGCACAAGGCATACTTGGCACACAAATGGCAGGTCAAGGTGGAGAGGGAATGGCATGGGCAGACATAAGGGGTATAAGAGCACACGTAGCAGACAGTAGATTCTTCCAAAATGCAGAAACAATTGTGTTTGCTAATGATGATGGTTTCTTATATCAAATGGAAGAAGGTAACAGTTTTGGTGGTAGTAATATACAAACTACTTTTGCTACACCTTATATGCCAATTAATGATCCAAGGGTACGTAAGACATTTTACAAAATGTTCTTATACACAGATCCACAAGGTAGTGTGTCCTTTGATGTAAGTTTAAAACTAGACTTTGACCAAAAGAATAGTGTTCAACCTACAAAGATTGACTTTAATAATGCTACAGGAACAGTTGCTTTTATGGGTGCAGCTACCTTTGGATCAACAGCCGTGTATAGTTCTAAACTAAAGACACTGTTTGAAACACAAATTATAGGATCAGCTTTTGTTGTATCTCTACAGTACACATCAGACAGTGTAGATCCACCATTTTCATTAGACGCTATTACACTAGAGTATACAACCAACACACGAAGGTAAAAACATGGGAACAGGTTACACCAGGAACGATACAGCAAACAACATTGCTGACGGTAACGTTATTAACGCTGCTGACTTTGATGGTGAATACGATGCCATTGAAGCTGCATTTAATTCTTCTAGCGGTCACACTCACGATGGTACTGCTGCTGAAGGTGGTGCTATTACAGTTATTGGACCTGCCCAGCAACTAGTAGCAACATCAACATCTATTAACCCAAGCACAAACGCAGGGTTAGATTTAGGTACTACATCACTTAAATTTAAAGATATATACATTGACGGTACTGCCTTTATAGATGGACTAGGTGGAAACCTAGCTGTTGACACAAACAATGCCTTACAGTTCCGTGATGCACAGTTAGCTATTAACTCAAGCACAGACGGTCAGTTAGACGTTGCAGCAGATACTACAGTAAAGATTACATCACCTGAAGTTATTATGACAGATGATGTAAGACTGCAGAGTGACGCTTCTATACTTACATTTGGTGCAGATGATGATGTTAAACTTACACACGTAGCTGACACAGGACTAGGTGCAACAGCAGCTAGTGGCTTTCAGTTATCACTTCAAACATCTGACATATCTGTAGACAGTGGTAATACAATTGGTAAGATCAGCTTTAACGCTCCACTAGAAGATAGTGGTACAGACGCTATCCTTGTAGGTGCTGAGATAGAAGCACAAGCAGAGGCTAACTTTGGTGCAGCAGACAACTCTACTGCTCTTATCTTTAAAACAAATACGAGTGCTGCAGCAACTGAGCGTATGCGTATTAAGTCGGATGGTGACATACTATTTACTGGTGCGTCAGCTAATATGACTTGGGATACTAGTGCTAATGCATTAGACTTTGCTGATAACGCTAGTGCTGTGTTTGGTACAGGTGATGACCTTACAATTAAACATGATGGTACAAACACAAGTATTGTAAACACTACAGGTGAGCTTACAGTACAGGGTGATGGTATTACAGTACAAAGTAATACTGGTACTGAAAAGTATATGGATATGGATGTTAACGGTGCAGTTAATCTATACCATAATAATGTAAAGAAAATAGAGACAACAGCAGACGGTGTAGATGTTAGTGGAGACATTAGTGTAGGTAATCTTAATGTAGATACAAATACAATATCCTCAACAGATACTAACGGTAATATAAACCTATCACCTAACGGTACAGGTACTGTTATAATTAATACTGATCTTGATGTAGATAATGTTAACATTAACGGTAACGCTATCACATCCACAGATACCAATGGAAACATTGATATAAATCCGAATGGAACTGGTGTTGTAAAACTAAAATTTAATAATTCGGATGTACTAGTAACAAGTGCCACTGGTGCAACTTTAACTGGTGCAATAGCTGCAACTACTTTTAGTGGTGCATTAGACGGTACTATATCATCAGCTACAACAGCAACAACACAAACTCAAAACGACAATAGCACAAAGGTAGCTACAACTGCATACGTAGACGGTGCAACTGGTTCAACATCCACATCATCGGATGCTTCTGCACTTGCATTCGCAATAGCTTTAGGGTAAAATAAAATGGCAAACACTTTTAAAAACTATACAAGTGCGGCTGTAGGAACTTCAGAAGTAACAACCTACACCGTACCTTCAAGTACAACTGGGGTTATGATCGGCTGTAATGTTGCAAACATAACAAGCGCACAGATCAGAGTCACAGTAAAAGCTGCAGGGGTACATGTTGTAAAAGACGTACCTGTACCTGCAAACTCTGCAATATCGGTACTAGATGGTAAGATAATTGTAGAAACAACAGACACTGTAAAAGTAACATCTAATACAGCAAGTAGTGCTGATGTAATCGTGAGTGTATTGGAGCAAACATAATGAGTAAATATATCGGTCCTCCTGTAGTAAGTCTCAGCACAGATACTGTAGACGTAACAGGAGACATTACAACTACAGATGCTACACCAGAAGTTATCATAGTAAATGATACACACG